TCTTAAACATTTTAATTAATTAATTAATTAATTTTTTATCTTAAACATTTTAATTAATTAATTAATTAATTTTTTATCTTAAACATTTTAATTAATTAATTTTTATCTTAAACATTTTAATTAATTAATTTTTTATCTTAAACATTTTAATTAATTAATTAATTAATTTTTTATCTTAAACATTTTAATTAATTAATTAATTAATTAATTAATTAATTATATAAAACAATTTTTAAACAATTAAAATGGAATACAAAATGACTATAATTAAAAACAATATCATCATCATTAAAATTTTCTTTACAACAATAACATTTATTATCAATAATTTGTTTATTACATAATTTAATTAAATCTATTTTATTTACATAATTTTTCCAATAATTTAAAGTCCAATTTGAATTATCATATTTTATATCAAATTCATCCATTATCCACCCATCATATACAAGTTCTTGAGCATATAATAATTTACTATAAAAAAAATAATTATATTGTTTATAAAATAATTGATTGTTTTTAATAAAAATAGGTAAATCGTTACTTAAACAGCAAAAAAATTTATTTTTAATTCTGTTTTTAATTTGTGAGTATTCAATAGTAGAGGTATTAAAAAATAATTTAAAAATATCATAACCATCAATGTTTTTATAAATAGTGTTTATATCAAAATTTGATTCATACATATTATAAAAAAAATAATCATTTTCAATATTATAAATATATAATTTTAATATTTTATTATCACCATAACTAAATTTAAAATAAAATAATTCATCACTTTTTTTTAATAATATATAATTAATTTTATTATTATATTTTTCTAAATTTAAATTAATTAAATTTTTAATAATATTTATGTTAATTTTTTTAAATAAAATAATTCCTTCAATTGTATAATAATAATTAATATAATTAATTGGATTCTTATTTTTTAACATATTTATAATTTTACCTTCAGAATTTATAATAATCTCTTCTATCTCTTTACAAAAAGTTTTTATTAATTTATGTTCTTTATTCTTATTATTTATATCATTTTCATATAAATCATCATATAAATCTTCATATAAATCATTATTTAACAATCTATCATCATTAGTATTATCCAATAATAAATTGTTATTATCTAAATCCATATTTAATTTTATTATATTTATCTAAATTATTTAAATAAAAATTAGTATTTATTAATAATATTAAAATTTGATTTATTTATTTTAAATACATTTATATTATACAAATTATTAAATAATTAATTAGATTTTAAAATGACAAGAAAAAGAACCTCTTCATCAATTAAAAATAATTTAGAAAAAGAAAGTTATATAATTACAAACAATATAGAAATTAATTTATTAAATGAATTAAAAGAAACAAAAAATATAAAAGAATTTATTAATTTATTAGATAATCAACAATTAAAAATATTATATAATTATTTAAATGATGAATATTATAAAGGTAATAATTTAATTGATGATACAATATTTGATTATATTAAAGAAGTTTTTAATAATAGATTTGATAATAGAAATGATTTAGTAGGTATAGTTAATATAGAAGAATTAAAAAATAAGGTAAGATTACCATATTATATGGGAAGTATGAACAAAATAAAAAACAATGATAATAATTTAGAGAAATGGTTTTTAAAACAATTAAAAAAAAATACAAATAATAATGAATTTTTAATTTCAGAAAAATTAGATGGTATATCAGGATTATTTGTTTTTAATAATAATGAATTAAAATTATTTACAAGAGGTAATGGATACGAAGGACAAGATATAAGTTATTTAATCAAATATATAAATAATCTTAAATTTTTAGAGAAACAAGAAAATTCTAATATAATAGAAAATAATTATTTTAGTTGTCGTGGAGAATTAATTATTTCTAAAAATAATTTTCAACTTATTAAAAATTTAAATAAACAAAATCCTAAAAACTCACGTAATTTAGTAGCAGGTTTAATAAATTCAAAATCTATAGACACCAATTTAATTAAATATATTGATTTTATTGCATATGAAGTTATTGAACCTGTTTTAAAACCATCTGAACAATTTAAATTTTTAGAAAAATTAAATTTTAATATTCCCAATAATATTCTATTAAATATTAATCAATTAAACATAAATAATTCTTATAAAATTAATTTATCTAATTTATTAATTAATTATAAAAATAATTCAAATTATGACATAGACGGTATTATTTGTACTCATAACATTATATATAAACGTAAAGAAGAAAATCCAAAATATTCTTTTGCATATAAAGATATTTCAACACAAGACGGAGCAATTATTACTGTATTAGGTATTGAATGGAATATTACAAAAGACAAATATTTACAACCTGTTGTTTTATTTGAACCAACAGAAATTAATTCAGTAATTATATCAAAAGCAACTGGTATTAATGCTAAATTTATAGAAGAAAACAAAATAAACATAGGAAGTAAATTATTTGTTATAAGAAGTGGAGACGTGATACCAAAAATAGAAAAAATAATAGATGTAGGTTTAAGTGATAGTGGTTCTAAACCTCAAAATTGTAAATATAAATGGGATGATAATAAAGTACATTATATATTAGATGAAGAAGAAGATATAGAAAATATAAAAACAGAATTAGAAAAAAAAGAATTAGAACATTTTGCTAATAAAATGGAATTTAAAAATATAAAAAAAGGAATAATTAATAAATTATATGATAATGGATATAAAAATATAACTGATATATTGAAAATAAATAAAGAACAATTATTAAAAATAGAAGGAATAAAAGAAAAGAGTGCATTAAATATATTAAAATCAATAAATGAAAAAATAGAGAATTGTGATATAATAGATATAATAATAGCTTCTAATAAATTTGGTAGAGGTTTTGGTGATAAAAAATTAATTTTGATATTAAAAGAATTAAATAATTTAATAAAAAAAAATATAGAATTTGAGAATGAAGAAGAATTAGATAATTATATATTTTTAAAAAACATAATTGAAAAAAATGAAAATATAGAAATCAAAAAAGAAGATTTAATAAAAATTCCAGGAATACAAATTAAAACTGCTGATAAATTTATTAATAAATTTATTAATGTTTCAAACTTTTTAATTAATTTAAAAAATAATATAAATATTAATTTTAATTATAATAAAATTAATAATAACAATATAAATGATAATATTAATGAAAAAATAAAAAATTTAAATTTTGTATTTAGTGGTTTTCGTTCTAATGATTTAGAAGAATATATTAAAAATAATAATGGTAATATACAAGACAATATTAATTCTAAAACAAATTATTTAATTATAAAAGAAAATAAAGATAAAAAAGGGAAAAAAGAATTAAAAGCGTTAGAAAATAATATATCTGTAATTACTATAAATTATTTTCAAGAAAACTTTATGAATATGATTTAAATAAAATTAATTTAAATTAAATATTTTTAATAAATAAATGAATGCTGAACAATCTTCTATAATAAATATTTTAATATTATTATTAATAATATTAACTTCTATAAGATTAATTAAATATTTAAATAATTTAGATGATATATCAGGAATAGTAGAAAAATTTAATGAAGAAATAAAAGAGAATGGAATGGTGAAAGAAAAAGTTAAAACTGTATTTGGTACTCCTACCCATTGGGATATAAAGACTTTTGATAGTTCATACAAAAATACAAGTGAAAATGCTCCAGTTGTGATGGGTGATGAAAAAAGTTTATCATTATTTAAATACAATGATTGTAAAGCAGAATGTTGTGAATTTGGAAAAGGAACAGATTATAGTTGTTCAAGAGGATGTGTATGCTATAATAAAGAACAAAATAATTTAATAGCATCTAGAGGAGATGGTGTATTTCCACAAGAATCAAAAAATGAATTAAAATATGAACCTTATCAAAAAATTATAAATGATAAATATTAAAATTTTTTTTATTAAATAATTAAATAATTAAATAATTAATTTTAAAATTTAATTTAAAAAGAAATTAAATTAAATTAATAAAAAATGAAAAAAGCGGTATATATATGTTGTAATGATCCTTATGTATTTAAATCAGTTGTAGCATTAAATCAATTTGAAGTATATAATCCAGATTATGATAAGGTAATGATAGGAACAAAATATAGTGATGAAAGTAAGAAATTATGTGAAAAATATAATATAAAAACTTTTGAGATAAATTTAGAAGAAGATTTTAATGATTTAGATAAAAGACCATATTCGAGAAATTATCCAATTGAATGTTTTTATCATTTTTATGCTTATAAATTATTAAATGATTATGATTATATTTTACAAACAGAAGCAGACATATATACAAATAAAAAAGTAAATATTAAATTAGAAAAAATAAAACATATTGCTGGTAGTTATTCAAAAAATTGGAGAATAAGTAATTTTAAAACATTAAATAAGGATTTTGATAAAATAAAAAAAATATATTGGAAGGGTGATATACATCAAGAAAGAATATCTGGTGGAATTAAAATATATAATGTAAAAGGATTAGAAAAAATTAATTTTTATGATAAAATAGTAGAATATTATAAAGCTTGTTTAAAACATAATATGCCTAGATGCGGTGATGATAGTTTAGAAGTATTTTATCAAATGTTAAATCCTAAACACGTATTATTATTACCACCACAATTTCACGTAATAATATTTTATAATTTAGATAATGATATAAAAAATAATGATATAACATTTTTTCATTTTGGAGGCCCTACAAAAAAATATTGGGAAATTGATATTTATGCCTTTAAAAATTTAAAACCTATGCAAAAATATTTTTATCTTAAAATGATAATCTATATTTATAAAAATTATAGTATGAAATTTATAAAAGAAAAATTACCAGAAGTATTTGAAAATAAAATACAATTTATGCCACCTAACAATATCACAGATTAAATTAATTAATTAATTTAATTAATTAATTTAATTAATTTAATAAAAAATTTAATTAATTAATTTAATAAAAAATTTAATTAATTAATTAAATAAAAAATTTTTTAAAGATAGAGATGTTCTATAGATGTATTTTTAAATGCATCATATGGAACAATTAATTTATCAACAATTTTTTCATTGATTTTAACTGGAAATATTATATTAAAATCAATAGATGTAAAATTATTATTATTAGTTTTTGTTAACATTAATAAATTTAAATTACTAATAATAGTTTCTAAAGAACGTCTTAAATTACGTACACCTTTTTCTTTTTCTGTTTTATTAATTACGTATTCTATAATATCTTTTGTAAAATATATTAAATCTTCTGATATATTAAAATCTTTCATTATTTCAGGAATTAAATAATTTTGTGCAATATTTAATTTATCAGTTTTAGTATAATCATCTGTATTAATTCTAATCATTCTATCTTTTAATATAGGATTAATTAAATGATCATTATTATAAGTAAATATAATTAATGCTTTAGATAAATCAAGAGGAATATCATAAAAATATTTATCATAAAATTTATTATTTTGTGTTTGGTCTGTTAAATGAATTAATGTATTAATTATTTCATCACCTTTTGATGTGTTACTTACTTTATCTAATTCATCAAAATATATAATTGGATTCATACAACCCGCTTTCATCAATGAATCTACTATTTTACCGTGTATAGCACCTTCATAAGTAAATGAATGACCCGTTAAATAAGCACCGTCATTTACACCACCAAGAGGTATAAATACGAATGGTATATTTAATGCTTTAGATAAACCTTCTTTAATTAATCTAGTTTTACCTACACCTGGATGTCCGTGTATACCAATTACATTACCTTTTAATCTTGGATTAGAAATCCATTGAGCAATAATTTGTATAATTTGTTTTTTTGATTTATCGTGACCATATACATTATCGGATAAAATATTATATGATTTATTTAAAAAATTAGAAATTTTATCAGGAGTATTTTTATTATTAATTTGTAATTTTTTATAAATACCACAAGGTATTTTACACAAATTTTCAATATATGATAATGTTCTAAAGTATTCACTACTTCGTTCACTAATAGTATTTAAATAATCAACTTTTTTTAAAGCAATAGATTTAAGATTATCATTTATATTAGAATTTAAAATACGAAAACGTAATGGTATTTCTTCTTTGTAGAATTTATTAGCAATTTTTTCAATATTAATAACTTTTTTTTTATTTTTTTTAGATAATTTTAAAAAGTAATCAATTTCTTTAGCAGAATATTTTTCAAAATTAGGATTAGCTATAATATCTTTTTCATTTTTTTTCAATAAATCTATTCTACTTTTTATTTCATTTTTAAAATCTTTCAAATCATTATTTTTACTTAATTTATTTTTCATATTTTTTAATTCATATAATTCTTCGTCTAAACCATCAATAATTTCGTTTTCTTCTTCATATTCATCATCATCATCATATTCATCATCATCATCATATTCATCATCATCATATTCATCATCATCATATAAATCAATATATTCAATATCAGATTTTTTATGTTTTTTATTATTATTATTTTTAATTTGATTAATATTTATTTTAGGATTATTATTTTTATTACTTTTAATACTTGAAAATAAATCATTAATATTTTTAATTAATTTAACTTCTTCATTTTTAATATTATCATTATTATTAATAATAAATATAGTGTTATTATTATCTAAAAATTTATTAATTTCTTCAAATTTTCTTTTAAAATCTTTATTATCATCATCTATATTATCTTGATTATCTTGATTATCTTTATCTATTTTTGGTGGTAAACTTTTCTTGTTTTTATCTTTTTTAATAGAACGCGTATTATATTTTTTACTATCTTTATTATTTTTACTATCTTTATTATCTTTATTATCTTTGTTATTTTTTGATATATTATCCTTTTTGTTTGATGAAGACATTTTATTATAAAAATAAAAATTTATTAAAATTTAAATTTAATTATCTAATTATTAAATTTAAAGAATTAATTTAAAATTATAACTTTATTTTTAATGTTAATTTTATTATCACTAATTTTTTATTTTAAATCATTTTATAATTAGTTAATTTAATAAAAAAATTAATTAATAAAAAAATTAATTAACTAAATATGATTTAAAAATTTGAATAAAATAATATTTATAGAAAAAAATAATTGTATAGAAAAATAAAATAGTTTAAATATATTATTATATATAATAAAATTTAATAAAGATGTCAATTTATAAAGAACTATCATATAATCAAAACATAGATACAATTAAAGGTGTTCAATTTTCAATAATGTCTTCAAGTGAAATTAAAAAACGTTCTGTAGCAGAAATATTGACAACTGATACATATGCAGGGAATGAGCCAATACATGGTGGTTTATTTGATCCTCGTATGGGTGTAATAGATCATAATAAAATTTGTACAACGTGTGAACAAAAAAATAATTTTTGTCCAGGTCATTTTGGACATATAGAATTAGCGAGACCTTTATTTTACATTCAATATTTAGATATTATTAAAAAATTATTAAAATGTATATGTTTTCATTGTTCAAAAATTTTAATTGATAAAAATGTATCAGATATACAAATTATAATTAATAAAAAAATAGGTAGACAAAAGAAATTTGAAGCAATATATAAGATTTGTTCTAAAAATAAAATTAAAGAATGTCCTCATTGTTCAATTAAACAACCCGATAAAATTATAAAAGAAAATATAGAAAAAATAATTATGGAATGGAAAAAAGATTCTTCAAAAAACAATTTAACAAATGACAATATTGAAAAATCTAATATTACTGAAAATGAAAATGAAAATGAAAATGAAAATATAACAGATAATAAAACTGATAAAAATTCTGATAATAAAAGTAGTGATGAATTAGTAAAAGAATATTATGCAGAAGAAATTCTTAAAATTTTTGAAAGAATAACAGATGAAGATTCTGAAATAATCGGTTTTCCAAAATCAATTAATAGGCCAGAAAATCTTATATGTACTGTTTTTCCTGTATGTCCTCCTTCTGTACGTCCAAGTGTTACGAATGATACTGGACAAAGATGTCATGATGATTTAACACATAAATTATGTGATATTATAAAAACAAATAACAGTCTTAAAACAAAAATAGAAAAAGGGTCTACAACAGATCAAATAGATTATTGGACAACTCTATTACAATATCATTTATCAACATTTATAGATAATAAAACTCCAAATTTAGCACAAGCAAAACAAAGAAGTGGTAGACCTTTACGTTCTCTAACAGAACGTTTAAAATCAAAAGAAGGACGTATAAGAGGTAATTTAATGGGTAAACGTGTTGATTTTTCTGCACGTAGTGTTATTACACCAGACCCCTCAATTTCTATTAATGAATTGGGAGTACCTATAAAAATCGCTATGAATTTAACTTATCCAGAAAAAGTAAATAAATATAACAAAGATAAATTAATTAAACTTATAAAAAATGGACCAGATATATATCCAGGTGCTAAATTTTTAAGAAAAACCAATGATAATATGAGAACAATACGTCTTAAAGATATAGATTTTAATAAAATTCAATTAGATATAGGTGATATAGTTGATAGACACGTAATGAATGGAGATTTTATTTTATTCAATAGACAACCTTCATTACATAAAATGTCTATGATGTCTCATCAAGTAAGAGTAATGCCTTATGATACATTTCGTTTAAATCCAGCTGTAACACCAAGTTATAATGCAGATTATGATGGAGACGAAATGAATTTACATTTACCCCAAAGTATTCAAACTGAAAATGAACTAAAGATGTTATCTAATGTATCTACACAAATAATAAGTCCAAGACAATCAAAACCTATTATATCAGTAGTACAAGATGTAACATTAGGAATATATAGAATAACAAAAGACCATATAGAAATAAATGAAAAACAATTATTTAATTTATTAATGTCAAATTCTAAATTTTATGGTAAAATACCAGAACCAGAAATAAAAATAACAGATAATATATATAAATGGACAGGAAAACAAGTAATGTCTCAAATAATACCTAAAAATGTTAATATAATAAATGGAAATACTCAATATGATGCAGATCGTTTAAAAGATGATAAACACAATTTAATTAAAATAGAAAATGGCGAAATAAAACAAGGAGTTTTTGATAAAAAAATTTATCAAGATAGAACAAATGGATTAATTCATTATATACATAATGAAATAAGTTCAGAAGAAGCACATAATTTATTTGATAATACACAAAAATTAATTTGTGATTGGTTAGTTTATTCTGGATTTAGTGTAGGATTATCAGATTTATATGTACTTAAAAAAACAAATGATGAAATGAATGAAGTTTTAAAAAAAATGAAAAATGAAGTGTATAAAATTATACAAGAAATTCATAAAAATAAATTCGAAAATAATTCTTTTGATACAAATAATGTTAATTTCGAAAATGAAGTTAATAAATTACTTAATAATGCAATTGGTAAAGTAGGTAAAATTGCATTAAATAATATTACAGATGAAAATAGAATGGTTAATATGATTCGTTCAAAAGCAAAAGGTAATCCAGTTAATATTGCACAAATGATATCAAGTTTAGGACAACAAAATGTAGATGGTAAAAGAATTACAGATGGATATGATGATAGAACACTACCTCATTATACAAAATATGATGACGGTCCAGAAGCTAGAGGATTTGTTGAAAATTCTTTTATTAATGGATTAACACCACAAGAATTCTTTTTTCACGCAATGGGTGGTCGTGAAGGATTAATTGATACTGCTATTAAAACAGCAGAAACCGGTTATATTCAAAGAAAATTAATTAAATCAATGGAAGATTGTAAAATATCTTATGATTTAACAGTGCGTAATGCGAATGGTTCAATAATTCAGTTTTTGTATGGTGAAGATGGTATAAATGCAATAAAATTAGAAAGTCAAAGTTTAGGTAATTTTATAGACAAAAATTATGGAGAAATGGAGGAAGATTTTTTACTTAGATTAGATGATATTCCGAAGTCTCTGTATAAAAAGAAAATATTAGAAGATATAATAAAAAATAAAGAAAAATGGGAAAAAGATTGTGAAGAACATTTTAAAGAGATATTGATTGAAAAAAAATATTTAATAGAACAAGTTTTTAAAAATGAATTAGAAAATTCTATTTTAACACCAATTTCTTTTAAAAGATTAATTACAAATATTAAACAAAAATTTATGACTAAATTTATGAAAAGTGATTTAAAACCAGATTATGTTTTAGAAAAATTAAATGAAATAAATAAAACCTGTATTATATCTAAAAATAATAATGGAAATAAATTATTTAAATTACTTGCTAATATTAATTTATCTCCAAAACAAGTAATAATTAAACATAAATTAAATATGGAAACTTTTGATTACATAATTGAAAATATTAAACTTAAATTTAAAAAAAGCATAGCACATCCAAGTGAAATGGTAGGTGTTGTAGCTGCTCAGTCAATAGGTGAACCTTGTACACAATTAGTATTAAATACATTTCACGCATCAGGTATATCATCAGCATCACAAACAGTTAGAGGAGTTCCACGAGTAAAAGAATTATTAAGTGTTAGTAAAAATATTAAAGGTCCTTCTACAAAAATTTATATTAAAGAAAATAAAAATCACGACAGAACACAATGCAAAAATATTTTAAATTCATTAGAAACAACATATATTAAAGATATTATTAAAAAATCTAGTATATATTATGACCCAAAAGATACTGAAACATCAATTGAAGATGATATAGAATTTATTAAAATTTATAAAGAATTTGAAGAACTTGATACAGATTGTAATAAAGAAAGCCCTTGGTTATTACGTTTTGAATTTGATGAACAAAAAATGTTCGACCTTGGTATCAATATGAATGATATATATTATAATATATATAACATTTATGAAAAAAAAATTAATTGCTATTATAGTGATGATAATTCTAAAAAATTAATATTTAGAATTAAATTTAATGATAAAAAAGACAAAAAAGATAAAAAAGATAAAAAACAAGATGATGAGAATGAAATTAATAATGAAGATGATGTTATTTCAGAACTTAAAGCACTTGAAGATAATATTATCAATAATATTATTATTAAAGGAATAAATGGTATTAAAAAAGTAATTTTATTAGAAAATAAAATGTTAAAATATAATAAATTAGAAGAGAAATTTATAAATTATCAAGAATGGTTTATGGATACAAACGGAAATAATCTTTTTGAAATTTTATGTCATCCAGATATAGATTTTACTAGAACTATTTCTAATGATATAAATGAAGTATATGATATTTTAGGTATTGAAGCTGCAAGACAAGTGTTATATAATGAACTCAATGAAGTATTAAAAGATGTTGGTGTAAATTATCGTCATATGTCATTATTAGTTGATACAATGACTAATAGAGGAGCATTATTATCAATAGATAGACATGGTATAAATCGTTCTGATATTGGTCCTTTTGCAAAATGTTCATTTGAAGAAACAAGCGATATGTTAATAAAAGCAGGTATATTTGGTGAATATGATAAAATGAATGGTGTAAGTGCTAATATTATGACAGGTCAAGTACCTCCTTGCGGTACTGGTGATACTGAAATTTTAATTGACACAGATAAACTTCAATTAATTAATGATGTTAAAGAAAAAGAACCAGAAATAAATAATGATATTTGTACAATAGAAAATTTATCTTTTGGATTTGAAGCAAATAATATTGAAGATTATAATAATAAATTTAAAAATCTTGATATAAAATTTTAATAAAATTATTAAAAATATTTAAATTTATTAAATGATATTTAATACTTTAAAAAAATATAATAATTTAGATAATATTATTTATTTATTAATTTTAATATTAACTTCATATACATTAATATATCTATATATTTATAATAAAAATGATGTAATTAAAAGATATTATTATAAAAATAATAATTATTATTATAAATTATTTAATTTATTAATTGTAATTATTAAATTATTTTTTATTTTTAGTATACGTTATATAATTTTTTATTTAAAAAAAAATTAAAAATTAAAAATTAAAAATTATTTTTGTAAAAATATTATTGATATTAAGTTTATTTATAATATTTATAATATAAAATAAAATGGCAGAGGAGGGTTGTTTATCAAGTCAAATATTTACATATTTAAATGTGAAAAATTCAATAAATTGTTCAAATATTATTGCAAATAATATTAATTTAATAGGAAATTTAATAATTAATTCAGGTAATATACAAGATATTACTTGCAATAATTTAAATATAATAGATAATGCAAATTTAAATAATATAAAATTATATGATAATCAAATTACAACAAAAAATAATGATTCAAATTTATTATTAATACCTAATGGTTTAGGTAAAATTGGTATTGGAACTACTGAACCACAAGAAAAAATTAATATAAGTGGAAACGTATTAGTAGATGATAATTTAACTGTTACAAATACATCAATAATTGAAAATATGAATTTAACAGGTATAGGAACGTTTAATAATATAGAAAACTCTAACAATACAGGATTTTTTAATAATATTGATGTAATTAATAATTTAAAAATTAAAGGTAGTACTACTACTATAAATAATGATAGTTTAATTATACAAGATAATATTATAAATATTAATTCAGGTTTAGGAAGCACAGACCCAAATGTATATAGAGATGCTGGTATTTTAATTGATCGTGGTAGTACAGGTTTAGATGTATTTATGGGTTGGGATGAACCAGATGAAGATTTTATTGTAGGTGTAGTTACTTCAATAATTTTAGACTCACAAGGTAATGAAAATCTATTAATAACACCAGATGATTTGCGTATTAATATTTTAAAATCAAATAAAGTTGGAATTGGTACAAATGATCCTCAATCAAATTTAGAAGTATATGGTAATAGTTTATTTAATGGTAATTTAAATATAGAGGACTCTTTAAATGTAGATAGTGATGTAACTTTTAATAGTACTACTCAATCAACTAATTTATCAACAGGTGCATTGATTGTAAATGGTGGTGCTGCTATTGCAAAAAATGTTAATATAGGAGGTTCTTTAAATATAGACAGTGCAACTTCAATTAACAGTACTATTCAATCAACAAATTCATCAACAGGTGCATTGGTTATAAGTGGTGGTGTAGGTATTGCAAAAAATGTTAATATTGGAGGTTCTTTAAATGTTCAAAATTCAACAAATTTATCAAGTACACTATCTGTTGATAGTGATGTAACTTTTAATAATATAACACAATCTACAAATTCATCAACAGGTGCATTGATTATAAATGGTGGGGCAGGTATTGCAAAAAATGTTAATATAGGAGGTAGTGTAAATATAGATAGTGCAACTACAATTAATAGTATAACTCAATCAATAAATTCATCAACTGGTGCATTAGTTATAAGTGGTGGTGTTGGTATTGGTAAAAATGTTAATATAGGAGGTTCTTTAAATGTTCAAAATTCAACAAATTTATCAAGTACACTATCTGTTGATAGTGATGTAACTTTTAATAGTACAACACAATCTACAGATTCATTAACTGGCGGATTGATTATAAGTGGTGGTGCAGGTATTGCAAAAAATGTTAATATAGGAGGTAGTTTAAATATTGATAGTGATACTACAATAAATAGTACTGAACAATCAACAAATTCGGAAACAGGTACATTGGTTATAAGTGGGGGTGTAGGTATTGGTAAAAATGTTAATATAGGAGGTTCTTTAAATGTTCAAAATTCAACAAATTTATCAAGTACACTATCTGTTGATAGTGATGTAACTTTTAATAGTATAACACAATCTACAAATTCATCAACAGGTGCATTAGTTATAAGTGGCGGCGTAGGTATTGCAAAAAATGTTAATATAGGAAATTCTTTAAATGTTCAAAATTCAACAAATTTATTAAATACTTTAACTGTTGATAGTGATGTTATTTTTAATAGTATAACACAATCTACAGATTTATCAACAGGTGCATTAGTTGTAAACGGTGGTACAGGTATTGCAAAAAATGTTAATATAGGAGGTAGTTTAAATATTGATAGTGATACTATAATAAATAGTACTTTTCAATCAACAGATTCATTAACAGGTGCATTAGTTGTTAATGGTGGAACTGGTATTGGTAAAAATGTTAATATAGGAGGTTCATTAAATGTTGATAGTTTTTTATTAGATCAATTTACTGAAAATCAAATTAAATCAATTGCAGGTGGAGAATTACATTCATTAATTTTATTAAAAACTGGAAAAGTATTATCATTTGGTTTTAATAGATATGGTCAATTAGGAATAGGAAATGGTATAATTTCGAATCTTGAAAATATACCAGTTACAATATCAACAGATTCATCTAATGGAAATGATTATGATGGTTCAAATGCAATATCAATTACAGCTGGAGAAGAATATTCAATGATTTTATTAAATTCAGGAAAAGTATTAGCATTTGGTGATAATCAATCTGGTCAATTAGGTGATGGAAGTATTACTAATAGAACTACTCCTGTTGAAGTATCAACAGATTCATCTAATGGTAATGATTATGATGGTTCAAATGCAATAGCAATTGCTGCTGGAAAAGAACATTCAATGATTTTATTAAATACAGGAAAAGTATTAGGATTTGGTAATAATAGTAGTGGACAATTAGGAGATGGAACAAATATTACTAAAAATAAACCAAGTGCAGTAAGTATAGATTATGGATATAATGGTTCAAATGTAATTGCAGTTAGTACTGGATATAGTCATTCATTAATTTTATTAAATACAGGAAAAGTATTAGGATTTGGTTCTAATGATGGCGGACAATTAGGAGATGGAACAAATATTGCTAAAAATAAACCAGTTGCTGTAAGTACTACAGTTTATTATACTGGTTCAAATGCGATTGCTATCGCTGCGGGAGGTGCACATTCAATGATTTTATTAAATTCAGGAAAAGTATTATCATTTGGTTATAATACATCGGGTGAATTAGGTGATAGTCAAAATTCAGGTGATAGTAGTAATACACCAATTGAAATAAAATCACAAAATAATGATTATGATGGTTCAAATGCAAGTGCAATTTCTTGTGGAAAAACTCATTCAATAATTTTATTAAATACAGGAAAAGTATTATCATTTGGTTGGAATTATTATGGTCAATTAGGTGACGGAAGTAATGATACAAGAACTTCACCTGTTGAAATATCAACAGATTCATCTAATGGTAATGATTATGATGGTTCAAATGCAATAGCAATTACTTGTGGATATGAACATTCAATAATTTTATTAAATACAGGAAAAGTATTAGGATTTGGTAAGAATTCTGGAAGATTAGGAGATGGAACATTAAATAATAGTAATAAACCTGTTGCAGTATCAACAGATTCATCCAATGGTAATGAATATAATGGTTCAAATATAAAAATACTATATAACACTTTTGAAATTATAAAAAAAAATATTATGAATATTGCTAGCACTACTCAATCAACAAATTCATCAACAGGTGCATTAGTTGTAAATGGTGGAGCTGGTATTGTTAAAAATACATATATAGGTGGTATTTTAAATGTTGATAGTGATGTAACATTTAATAGTACTACACAATCTGATGATTCATCAACAGGTGCATTAGTTATAAGTGGTGGAGCTGGTATTGGTAAAAATGTTAATATAGGAGGTTCATTAAATGTTGATAGTGATGTAACTTTTAATAGTATAACACAATCTGATGATTCATCAACAGGTGCATTAGTTGTAAATGGTGGTATAGGTGTTGGTAAAAATGTTAATATAAGTGGTAATTTAAATGTTGATGGTTTAACAACAATATCTAATGCATTACAAGTTGATAGTGATAT